AAACTACAAGCCTATGAAGCCGAAATGGAAGCTTCCCAAAGTGAAGATAGCCTTTTAGCTGAAGATAAAAAAGCTGAAGATAAAGCTTCTGAAATGAAGGAAGATAAATATAAGGCAATGAGTGAAACATCTCAAAAGCTTCTAAATGAAATGAGCTCTAAGATCACCGCTTTAAATGATCAGGTTAATCGACTCTCTCAAGAGAAGCATCATGCTGAACGCAAAAACGCTATCGATGCTTTGTTGAACACTGGCAAGATTTCACCAGCTGAAAAAGCCGTTTGTGAAAAAGCCTTTGATCTAAAAGACAAAGATGCTTCTTTTTGGAATATGTTTAGCGAACGCAAGCCAAACCAAGCCGTTAACCTTGGTGAAGTTGGTCATAACTCATCAGCTAAGCCTATGAGTCTTTCAGAGCGTGTTGATGAAATCAAGAAGCAAAAAGGAATCACATTCGCACAAGCTCTTGATCTATTTATTAAAGACAACCCAACCGAATATCAATCATTTTTTGGAGTATAACAAATGGCTTTCAATGATCAATCAATCTATAAGTCTTTTATTGCTGGTGGTTCTATTACCGCTTTTCAACTGGTAAAGTTAAACAATGCTGGTAAAGTTGTCGTTTGCACAGCCTCAACCGATGTACCAGTCGGCGTTTCTCAACTATCAGTATCAAGCGGCGAAGTTACCAATGTTTGTATCCTTGGTTTAACTCGTGTTATTGCTGGTGAAGCTATTACCGCTGGTACTGATTACTTTGTTATGCCTGGTTTAGCTGGTAAAGTTTACGCTTATGCTAGTGGCGGTGCTGGAGTACAAATCGCAGCTGGTCGCTATCTTGCAAATGATGTTAATACAGCTGGCGCTGATGGTGAACAAATCGAAATCCTCTTTAGCCCTTGTTTAGGAGTATAATAAATGGCTAATCCATCATATTTAAATATTCATCCAGTCCAAGAGATTCTCAAGAACTTAGCCGTTGAAGCTATTCCTAGTGATAGTCAACTTATTGCTGATCAAGTTATTGAGAAGGTTGATGTTTCCAGCCTTGGAACTACTGGTACTTTACTCATTGAAGAAACAAGAAACTTCATGGGCGCACCTGATGTTAATCCTGAAAGAGCACCAGGATCTAAGCGTCAAACAATTGGTAATTTTGACCGCTCCAGCACTACATTTAGCACCAAGATTTATTCTTTTCAAGATTCCATTGCTATGGAAGACATTAAGAATTCTCAATATCCTGGTAATGAAGAACAAAGAAGCTTTAGAAAAGTTCAGCGTGCTTTGATTTTGAAGAGAGAGCAAAGACTTGCTGATCTTCTTTTCAGTACTGGAAATTGGGGTTCATATACCTCTACTTTAGCTTCTTTAGCCAATGGTTCTAATGGTACTCAGTGGAATGCTTCAGGAGCTGAACCACTAACTGATCTTCATGCTTTGATCGATGTCATTAGAGCTAATGCACATGGTATTCTTCCAGATACCCTGGTTCTTGGTTATGGTGCTATGAGAGCATTGGCAAGAAATCCAGAGGTTCGTGGCTTCTTTACCGCTGATGCAACTGGTACCGCAGCAGGCAATCGTTTAATGAAAAATGACATGGTTGTTAGTGTTCTTCAAGATGTCTTAGGAATTCCCAATGTTTTTGTTGGTAGTGCAAGAAGAGAAACCGCTAATGCTGGCTTAACCTCAAGCGAAGCTCAAATTTGGACTGATGATAGTGTTTTCGTTGGTATCATGAAGGGATCAGACGCCGTTGTTAATAAGAATGGTACTAAGGTCATGCCAGTAGCCGCTTTATGCTTTGAGTATGAAGGCTATACAAGCGAAACCTATGATGATCTTGATATGACAAGAAGAAGCGTTTGGCTTCAGCATCAACAACAAGATAAGATCATTGCTCAAAACTATGGCTTCCTCTTAACTGATTGTTTAGCTTAATGCTTGACCTGATTGGCTTTCTATGTTTTGTGTTTTTTGTAACAATCATTCTTCTCATCATGTCTCCTTAGCTGAAAAAGATGCTGATCAAGAAGCAATTGATGATTTAAAAAAACAAGTACAAAATGAAACCAATCCTGATATGAAGGCCTTATTGAAATCAAGGCTGGATATATTGAAAAAAGAAGTCAATGTAGCTCAAGAATTTGAAAGAACATTGACTAGATCAACTAAAAGGCTTCAAGAAGCAATTGCTAGATTGATTAAAGAAGGAAGAGGAGAAATATTGATTAATATGAGTCCTCTTGAATTGAAGAATTTTTTGATCGCTGAAGGCTTAGGCGATTCAATACAATATTTTGAGCAAGCACAATTAGACATTGTTCAATTAACCAATGAAGCAATGAAAGCAATTGATCCCAGCTTTGTTATAGGTGATATAAATGTTATATCATCAACCATTCAAAGAACTTCAGCTTCCGTTTTTGATGATTCAATACTTCCTGATTTAAGCAAGTCTATCAAAAACGCCGTTAATTCAGCTTTGGTTATTGGATCAACTAAAGCACCGTTAGACGCTTTAGCACAAGAATTTCAAAAATCGGTTGGTAGGAATACAACACAAGCAAGGCTGAAAATCGCCGAATTTGGGAGATCAGTTCAGGCGGTTAATGCTGAACAAGCTAAGATTGATATGTTCTTATATGTGGGTCCAAAGGATGGAATCACAAGGCCATTTTGTAGAAGGCTTGTAGGAAAAGTATTGAGTAAATCACAAATCAATCGTTTAAATAATGGTCAAGGAGCTGGACCAGTTTTAACGGTTGGAGGTGGCTATAATTGTAGACATTCTTGGAGTCCAGTCAGTAAAGGCTTTATTAAGGTTATGAATTTAGAGCAAACAAGCGATAGCGATATAAAGGATTTGACAATATGAGAAAAGCGCAAAAAGGCAAAAACCATAATTTCATTTGGCAAGCACCTAATGCAATAATTGGGAATCCAACAATTACTTTTCATTTAGAAGCTGGTGATATTACTTCTTCTATGACTGAAGGAAGAGCTTCTATTATTGCAAATGCAATCGCAAATGATCGAAGAACATTGACTTTGACATCTTCAGCCTCCAGCCTAAAGCCTTATCAAAATCAGGCCTTCTTATTAACTGATGGAGATGATTATTTTTCAATCAAACCAGTTCGCATTATTGGTAGTAGTTTAATAATTGGTGATCCATTGCCTAGAGATATAAGCTTTTCTTCTAATGCAACCATTCAATTTGCTTGCTGGACTTATTTAGCATCATCAGCCAATATAACGGCTGATAAAGGCAATATCGCATTTACTATTGAATATGTTCAAAGCCTTGGGGGTCAATCAATTAACAAGGTTGAAAAGGGAATTTTGAAGGTTGTTGAAAGACCATTTGAAACGGGTTTGGATCATAATAAATTTTGCTCAATCTTCCCTCATGCAGCTGATTTAGCACCAAGAAGAGCGAATGGATTTGAAGATCAAATTGAAGCATCTTTAGAAGAGCTTGCTAAGTATGTCAGGGATTTAATTATTCCTGATGGAGTTGATGAAGATGATATTCACAATTCACAAGACTTATTGCAAGCGCACGCGTATTTGACACTTGCAAGAGTGCATGAGCTCAATGGCAACATTGATCTAAGCGAAAAGATGAGAACAAGGGGGGTTGAACTATGTGATTTGACAATGAGAACAATCAGCTTGGATTTAAATAACGATGGACTAGTTCAAAACGATGAATTGAATATCAGAGCAAAAGGGGGGAATAGAAGTTATATGGGTGGAAGCTTTGCAAGTCATATTCAATCACAAGATGAAAAAGAATTTATTCCTTCAAGAGGCATGAAACACTAATGAAGGCAAGAATCAACTTAAATTTACCCAGCCTAAAATTGACTCAAGATCAAATGCTTAGAACTGGCTTGGATATGACTTCAATTATTAAGCAAAGAGTTTATAAAGGCTTAGATGCTGGTGGAAAGCCATTTGAGGAATATTCAACAAAGCCATTATATGTTGGAAATAAAAGCCAATTAGCAAAAAGATTGGCTCCTAAAGGCGGAGAAAAAACCAAGAATGGTATGTTTTTTGAAGGTGGATATAAAGAATATAAAAATAGATCAAGAAGAAGAATTAACTCAATGGAAGGCCAATCAGCTGAGGTTGACTTGACACTATCAGGCCAGCTTATGCAAAACTTCACAGTTATTCAATCGTCAAGTAATGGTTTTACTATTGGCTTATTATCACCAGTTCAACAATATGGATATTTTGTAAATGAAAAGCGATCATATATTGGATTAAGTGACAAAGAAGTTGAGCAATTGATTGAAATGATTAGAATAAATTTATTGGAGGATTTAAATGAGTAAAGGGATTTCTTCATCAATTGATCATTTG